ATACCAAAAATTTTAAGTCTATCACTTATGAGACCTTTCATTTCTCCCATAACAAAACCTACGGCTTGATCACCAACTCTCGTCTTAGCGTCTTTAACGTCTTTTACTAAACCAGCAACAGCAACGGTACCTACTGTAGCGGCTTTAGCAAGCCCAGTACCCATTTTACCCATAGCTCCTTTGTAACCAGTAGCCATTCTTTGAAACGAATTACTATAGTCCGGGCCTTTTAAGGCGTCACCAGCTGCTTTGGCCGCGCTTACAATACTAGCATCTGCTTTTCCGCTTAAATTTACTGCCATTTTATTATCGTATTAATTTTGTTATAGCTCCACCTGGAACTATTGCGCCAGCTACACCACCTATGACATCGCCAAACATACCCATACGAGCAGCGTTCATTTGTGATATAGAGCTAAAACCTGCCATTTGATTTCCAAGAGCTCCTGATAATGCGCCTCTAGCGCCAGCTAATTCACCAAGCTCCGCAGCATAAAGCGTCGATTCTCTACCAAACTCCGCTGATTGCACAGCTGCTTCTCCTTGCCTTCTAAATTGTTCAACTTGTAATTGACCTTGAGCTGCCATTTTTTGATTTTGAGCTTCTTGTTGAGCTATGTCTGCTGAAGCCTGCCTTGCTTGCACAGTACCTTGATTTGCTAAAGCTTGAGCTAAACCAGCTATACCAGAGCTACCTGCGGCGCCTTGAAGGCCTGCCATTAAATTTGCTCTTTGCTGAGTAGCTTGCTCCATTTGAAACCTAGCAGTTTCTTGGTTCACGGTTATATCCTCAAAAGGATTTTCCATTCCAGCAAATGGGTTTTCAAACTCAAACTCTCTATACGCTTGCTTTTGCTCGCTTACTCGAGCTTGCTGAGCTTCCTGTATCTGCCTAGCTTCAGCTAACTGAGCATCAGTAGCTTGCGTTATCGCTTCTTCATTTCGTCTTTGTGCTTTTTTACCCATTTTATAAATATTTAAATGCCTCGTATTTAGCAGGCATCATAAACCAATCTAATTTTTTATGTATGTCTTGTAGAAACGTATTACCACACACAGTAAACAACTGTACCATACCAAAAGTTTGTTTTGCGTCTTTTTCTATATTAGATATTAACAACTCTAATATTTGACGACGATCTTTTTCTTTGTATTCTGGGTTAGATACAACCCATGTAGGACCATAGCCCACTAAAGGATTTTCAAATGTAAATAAAAACCCAGCAGCTACAGGCGTTCCATTGCTTTCTATAACGTAACACGATTTATCGTCAGGTAATAACTGTCTTTTAACAGGTATTTCACCTTTCCACCACCACTTCCACCACTCACAACACATGTCATAATCACCCTCTTTAAAAGTTCTAAACGTAACTATATGATTCATATTTAATTTAAGTATATTATACTCATATATAGTTACATTTTTTAGTGATTATTTACTACTTGCAGTAGATTCAGCTCCTATAGCAAATAATTCAGCAGGCTCAGTAGTGCTGTTTTGTATTTTTATTTCAGCAAAATAACCTTTCAAGCTAGTTGTGTTAACGTTATTATTCTTAGAGAACATAATAAAAGCGCCACTAGGAATATTCGTGTTATCCGCCACTCTTATATAGCTAGCGCTTATTTCTGTAATTGTACCTAGAGATTGCATGTTGTTACCAACTTGCTGGTTATAACCTTGACCTGCGTCTTGTGTGTCTACATAGTACGCTGTATCACCTACTTGCACAGACGCGTTATCAACTGCTGATTGTAAATGTATTATCATGATTCTTCTCCTGGTGTTATAAAGTTATCTAAAAGCAGTGTCAACGTTCTATTGGTTGCACCAGCGCGTTCAATAAAAAATTTAGTTGTTAAATCTATTTTTGTAAAAAACCCTCCAAATCTAACTAGCGTGCCAACGCCCGCTGCTGGCTGCGTACTTAAGTTTTGAGCTGAAGAAAGAGTCAGGCTGGTAGTGCCTGGAACAGTTAAAACTGTAACACCGTCACCAATACCAAGCCCAGTAACTGTAGACGTTTTTGCAATACCATGCGTTGAAACTACAGTCATGTTGGCTGAAGATCCATCAGTAACTTCTGTGCTACTTCCGTCAGCAGCAACCGTGGTGCTAACAGCGCCGTCTTTTGGCACAAGAGCTTCACAAGCAAACTTTCCTACAGCAACGCCAATTGCTTTAAATATCATTTTTGGCCCTTGAGCATCAAACTTTAGAGCGGCTCCATCAGAGTTTAGTGTTTGAGCTGCAGATAAAGTAACAGTTTTTGTAACAGTGTTAATCGCTTTGACAACCGGCGCGCCAGATAAGTTAGGACCTGAAACTAAAACCATGCCCACAACTAAATCTGTTACACTATCGGCTACTAAAGTTGTTGATGAGCTTGTAGTACCATCTAGTGTTGTTTCCATTCTGAAAACTAAATCTGTATCAACTGGTTTTCTAGTTATTTTAAGACCATTGTTATGATTAGCTCCTGTAGCGTTTGAAACTGTTTTTGCATCACTTATAAAAGTAAATTTCTTTTTAGCTGATGACAGTGCTGTTGCTAGATTTGCAGCCGGTGGACTACTTGTGTAGTTGTTTGTATTTGCTGTATTGTAGGCTAAAGTAATTGTAGTGTCAGCAACTTGCTTTAAGCTCACGTTTAAAGCTCCTACGCTACTAGCAATAGAGGTATCAGTTGTTGGATCAGCAATTACAATGATGTTATACGTGGTTGTAGAAACAACAGAAGGAAAATTAATTCTAGCAGTAAAAGATGAACCACCAATAGTGCCACGCAGTAAATTACTAGGAGTGTGTGATGTTTCAGTAAAAACATTAGTTTTAAAATTATAAAACTTACCTGAGCTATCAACCAGTTGTAATATAAACGCAGCACCTTGTTCACCTAAAATATTTACGTTTCTAGCCTGTCCAATTTTAGGTAAGTTAAGTAAAGAAGTATCTATTGCGTTAATATTTTTAGTCATGATTAATCATTTGTTGTGTGAGACAAGACGCCGATACCTTGAAAATTAAAGCTAGACGTGTCTATATTTCCATCAATTCCCTTGATATAATTAAACCATTTGTTTTCTTTTTCTATAAGCTCCGGAACTTGACCTTCTTCTAGGTTTGTTAATATTGACGTAACTTCCCAGCCATTAACAGCACCATTTGCATTGTAAGGTTGTAAAGTAGTACTTTGGCCAGTGGTTGCGAAGTTTAATGTTTTAGCTTGAGATCCTTCGTAGTTTATTGTTTTAAAGTTTTTAACAATAGAAGGAGAGTCATTAAGCACAACGGATAACTCAGAGTTATAGTGTATACCATAAAACATGTTTCTGTCCTCGTTGTTGTAGTGTTTCCACAACTGACCATTTTTTGTAGTAAAATATTGGCTAGAAAGACTCAGGCCATTTTCTGGTATAAATGACTTAAAGCTTTCCCAACCTTTTGAGCTTTCTTTATAACTAATGGTTTGCTCAGGAATACCAAATTCCGCGTCTGTTATAATTCGTCTAAGCTTGATGTTATCTACGCTAGCATAAAGAGGAATTTCTCCTATAGCTTCAAATACAACACAACTTGGTAAATCTTGTGGTTGTCCTTCGCCTTCGTCTACTGTAAACTCAAACAATAAGTTATTGCCATCTGTTGACTGAATTATTAATTTTTGGTCTACTTGTACTCCTGATGCATTTCTGTAAGAAACCTTTAAAGATCCAGCAGCAGGTATACCTTGAACCGCAGCATCGAAAGTAAGTTGGAAAGTTTGACCTACTGGTAATTCTACTTCTTGGTATATTCTGCTACCAGAAGTAGCTCCGTTAAAAAATATTTGTCCGTCATCATTTACGTTATCGCTCCACTCTATAAAGTTTTCAACAACAACTTCCTCTCCATCAGGATTTAATCCTGTTGTATTACCCTCTATTATCCAAGCCCCTGCGCTTCCTGCGCTAAAGTAATTAGTAACATCTTTTAGCGAAACACTTTGGATACTGCCCGTGAAACCAGGTGGCGCATTAAATATAATGCTTCCTGAGTCTTCTCCATTAAAGTTAAGAGGTATCGTATTAAGTGTATTAGGCAGCTCTAGCGCTTCAATACCAGCTGTAGGTAAGCTAACTTTTAATGGATTACCAGAGGTACCAACACTATTTGGACCTTCCCAGCCCGTTGATATACCAGATATCGCGTCATCGCCAAGCGTGATAACAAGTTCATAACCGTCTTGCGTTTGCTGTAGAGTTTGAATATCTTGCGAAACTTCTCTAGTAGTTGTAGGTGAGCCTGGTGGAAGCGAGCTGAAATTTATCTGACCGTTCATATAGTAAACGGCTGGCGTATTTTGAGGTACATTGAGCGCTAAACCAGTATCTATGTTCGTGGATTCAATTACAGCTCTTTGTATTTGATAGTTTTCTGGGTTTATATTCCAGTTATCTGCAAATCCACCTGTGGCCTCAACACTCACATCTATTAATCTAACCTCTTCAATAATGCTTTCGTTAAGCTCAAGAGTTTCTTGGCTATAAAACCCTATCATCATTTTGTTGATCTGACTTGTATCAGCATTAATAGCGCTTGAGTGAAGTCTAAATAAAGCTCTATGAACCATTTGGCCTGGCGGAATCACCTCTACAGGGGCAAGAATAATCGTGTTGTTGCTATAGTAAGTTCCAATTTGCAAGTTAGATGGACTAGAGTTAAAGTAACTAAGTGTACTCTGGTATGTTTCACCTGGAACATCTGATTGAAATTTAATAAATGGGCTAGGACCAGTTTCAAGCTGATTCACTTTTATTTCAACCATATACCATTTATTGAGTTCTAAAGGTTTGTTTGGATCTAGTAAAGCATTAACATTAAAACCACTAATAAGGTGGTTGATAGGTACGGTAGTTTCGCTAGCGTCTCCACTATACTCTGTAACACCATTAGATGCACCAGATAAATACGTAAGTTGGTTACCAGCTAAATCTGTGTATGATATTGATTCACCAGGATTTTCAGGTCCAAACTGCTCTTCAAGGCCGTGATCTAAGTTAGCGGCTTCCATAATAAAACCATCTATAGCGTTAGGATATATAACTTCAGCCCAAGCAGGTATTGGTTCTAGCGGTATAGAATTTGTTTCTCCTACTTGTACTTCAATTTCGTTTGTTACTGTAATTTCCTGCTGTTGAGTTTCAGTATTGTAAACAACTTCAACAGTGTCGTAGTCTTGATTGATTAATCTTTTTGTTTTCTTTGCTTGAAACCCAGTTATTACAGTTTCACCTAAGTCCTCTAGATCGTCAGTACCGTAAATTCCATCGGTCCACACCTCTAATCTAAAGGTGAGGTTATTAGAAAAAACATCGCCAAGCGCACCGCCTGAGAACTGATATTTCAACGTTTGAACTATATCTTGAGTCCCGGCATTTGTATCTGATGTAATATTAGGGAATGTATGTACAGATTCATGCGTAAAACCGTCACCGGTATTTCCACCTAAATCATCACTGAATATATGTGCACTACCGTCAAACATTCTAAACCTAACGTAGTTCTGTCTTTCGTTACCATAGTTGTTTGCTCGGTATTTAATTTCAATTTCTATTTCTTCACCGTTAAATACCCAGTTGTTTTGCGCATTTGAATTTGTGTCTAATACGCCTTGAGGAACAATATTGTTTCCACCTGAAACAAAACCTGCTACTGGAAAGTCCATATAACCCCATGGAGTGTGAGAATCTGATCCAGAAGTATTAGGGCTACCTCTAAATATTATGCCTCCATTTAGCAAATCTGAACCGGTACCTATAAATCCATTAGCATCACTATCACTTGGCGTTTGTGTTATACCTGTATCAGCAAAACAGAAAACTCTGTTGCTCCACTCTCCATCATCAGTGTTACCACTAACATCGTCACCAAATCCTAAATCAAAGTCGTTTCCATCAAAACCACCAGTCATTTCTATAACAGCATCATTGCTGTTATTTGACGTGGCCGTTATGTTTGTAAACCTGTTCAGATAGAACTTAGTGTCTGTACTACCAAAACCATACGTAGAGCTAAATGGATCTCCAACTTGAGAATCACCTATTATGCTACTAGTGTCAAAACCAAACATAGTAAAATTACCATCTTCAAACGCATCTGGTATTGTAACAGGTACATCTGTAGCAACTTCTACGTCAACATCTATTATCTCTGTGACTGTTTCAGTTTGAGTTTCAAAAATAGGTTGCGGTGGAACTAAAACATCTATAGCTGGATGGTTTATTATAGTTACATTACCTTCAAGTTCTGAGTTTTGAGTTATAGTTCTTTCTTCAAGTGGTAGGTCTTCAAATAACACTTGACCAGAAAATGATAAACCTTGAGTAAAAGTACCATCAGTTATAAAATCATTTAGGTTAAAAGACTCAGTTGTTCCTATACCAACACTAAGATCATCATTAAGTATAGAGCCTATAACGGGTAGCTTTTTTATTGTTAAATTATACTGCTCGTCAAATTGATCGTAACTACCTATAAAGCTAGCTTTGTTAATTAGGTTATCTCTAAAGTATTCTCGCATACCAGCATCAGATATGGGCGTAAGCCCATCCATAGACAACCTAAGAACCGCACCTCTTTGCTTGTCAGTAAAGTAAGCTCTGTATGTATCTGAAGCAAAAGACTCTGGTTGATTTGATATACCGTAGTCACCTTGGAACGGAACTGCCTGTCCTAGTACTCTATTTGATGCTATCAATTGAGGATTTCCATCAGCATTAAACAGCGCGTCTTTATTAGCTAGTATTTTAATAACCCTATCTTCGCATAAAGCAACTAAATCTGTATTTCTAGTAAACAGTTTTTGTATGCTACCATAAGTAGGGTTTAAGTCTTTAGTAATTTTTTCTGCAGCAATAAATTGATTTAAATTATTTACGTTAGAATTAGAGTTGTATATGCCAGAGTATATCAAACCGTTAGTTCTATGCTCTTCCATAAATGGTTCCTCAAGAGTGGCTGACACCCTAGCTCCGCTAGATATCTGCATTTTGTTATAACCATCACGTATTCGGTTGGACTCTATGCCGTCACCAAAAGAAAAACAGTTAGACCAACTTAAACCTACTTCTTTCGTAACATCGACCTGCGTGTTTAACTGAAGTTGCGAACCATCTTGACCTACAATTTCGGCTTTTACGTAACTGCCGTTGTCTTTGTGAAACACAAAAACTGAGCCTACATAATCGTTATCAGGTAAAGTTGGATTAACTTCAAATGTATTAGCATCAATCCAAGAGCTAACGGCATAGTAATCTTCAATATTACCTTCTGAATTATAGTTTTCTCCAAAAGAATTTATTTCAACTCTCGAACCAACAGGCGCAAACAGTTCGTTTGTAGTAGATGTTAATCTTGTTGGTATGTTATTACTAGCCTCGTAATATATATTCAAATCAGCTAGCTGTTGCGGCTCTGTTTCCCATATAGTAGGAAAACTAAATATAGTATCTATTTGGCTAGGTACTATATCACTTACAAACTGCATCAAAGTAGAATCAGTTGCGTCTATATCAGCGTCTGTTTCAAAACGCGGATCATAGTGTTGTGCAGGGTTTTTATCAAGCTCTATAATATAAGTAACTCTTCTGTTGTCTGCAGCGCCAAAATTAGTGATAGCATCTGCTAGTGCTGTTGCGGCTTCTATATACTCTGGGTTGAAAGTATTTCCAGTAGAAGGTTTTAAATCAGTGCCTGTAAAATCAGCCCATGCGCTAGCTGCTTCCTCTACGCTATCGCCACCAGCATCCCAATCGCCCGTTGTATCGTTCCATAACCACCTCATGCGCCATGGAGTGTGATTGTACATGTGCTTTTCTGAAACACTTAATATCGTATAAACAGTTTCAGATGTATCTTCTTTAAATATAAACTTTTGACCAGCTGTTTTTATTTTTTGTAAAAAAGTTTGTATAATAGGATTACTACCTGTTTCTGAATATGCTGGGTTCCATTGGTTATTATGCCTTATAGTATGATTAAGATCATATCCTTGTCCTACACCAGGGCCTGGAGCTTCGGGCTGACCATTTCCTAATTCATTGTAATTGCCCTCAAATTCAACAACGTGACCATCTACACCTATATTTCCGAACATATCAGCACTTTGAGAGTTTAAATTCCCTTGATGGTTTGTGGCGTACTCAGTAGGTACTTTAGTAAACGCTCCTCCTCCCCATATTCCTTGAAGTTCACTTGCAATACTATCTTTACCCTTAATTGCTACGCCAGTAAAATCATCTCCACTCATTGCGTCTATTAAATCTACACCTGGAGCTAAAAATGAAATATGTATAAAATGTTTTCCAGTAACGTTTTCAGGTCCGTATGTATTATCGTGGCTAACAGCTGAACCTGTACTTGAGTACAATGTATTGTTTCTAAAACGTCTTTCACCACTACTTGGACTTCCATTTGAAAAACTCAAGTTACCAGAGTGAGCTAAAGTACTAGTAACAATTCCTTCAAAACTATTAATTATTCTAGCAAGAAGAGAACTAAATGTTAGCGCTGATCCATATGCACTAGGAGTAAATGATTTTAAGGATCCATAAGAACCGTAACCGCCTTCGGCTAAGTGTGGACCAACAGCACGCCAGTAATAGCCATTATCAAGACCACTTTGAGGGCTTTCGTCGCCATCAACTTGAGTCCACTCAAAAGGCGGATACGAGTATGGTGAATTTAAACCACGCCACGCTGGACCAGATTCTTTAGCAAGCGAATCACTAGACACGTTGCACGCAACAAAGTTCATATCGTCAATAAAAAACTTATTGCCTATATGGCTTTTTATAGCACTCCAATCTTCCGGCTCACTTGCAAAACCAGTTAAGTTAGATATGCCTGCTACAGCTGTTACAGCGCCTTCTAACGCGCTAGCTATTGGTTGGCTAGCTGAGTTTATTATACCCGTAGTTTCTGTAAGATCCGTGGTATTATGCACGTCAAATAACCAGTGCAAACCTGCTTCTGCAACAGGAAAGAAACCAGTGTCACCGCTTTCGCTAGCAGTAAGATATGCGTTATGTTTTATTTTAACGAAAAACTTACCACTAAAATCTTCTTCGCTTCTTTTTTGGCGTCGTTCAAATTTTAGCGTAAGACCAGCGTCCATAGTCACCTGAGTATTCGGAGTTCCAGCGCCTAAATCGTCGAGATTTAAAGCTTCTATATTATCATTAAGAGCTGCTATTCTTGCGTCTTTTTCAGATATAGTGGTAGTTAGCTTTAATACATATACGTTACCATTACTAACTCGTATGCTAGAAATTTTATATCTATTAGAGCTTATATTACCTAAACTCCATGACATATAAATATCTCCTTTGTAATTTTCTACTTGACTCTCGGTTTCTTCATTATAATCGACAAGAGGCGAGCCGTTAAAAGCGCTGCTTAACCAGCTTGTTTTGTGCATGTGAATAACATCTGTTTGCTGATCAATACGTAAACCCGCGCTAACTGCATGCCCAGGGCCTGCAAATAAAATATTATCTTCTCCACCAAAACCTAGCACACCAGTACCAGTAAAAACATCATTATTGTTTACTGCTGTACCTAAATTAAAAAATATATACTTAACCGCGTCTGGCGCTTCATTACTTATGTCTAATATCTTATATTTATTTTCTTGAAATACCTGAGCTTCACTTCCATCGTATATTTTTTTAGCTATAATATAATCATCTTCCATAATTTTATTTCTATCAGAAGAAGGAAATGATACATATATATGATCGTCTTTATTTTCAAACTCTGTGTGAGAGAAAGGAAAATAACACTTATCCATAAGTAAATTGTAATACTCAGCAGAAGAAGACTTTACATAAAACTTGTAGTAATACGCCCAGTCAGGCACTTGACTAGATAAGCTGCCTGTAAACATGTTTGCTGTGCTCGCGTTACCAGCGAGATCTTCACCAAACCACGTGATATTTACTCCAGCGTTGTCAGAGGTAAAAACAGGTGTTTCCCTACCATATTTGTCACCTAAAATATAGCCAAGCTGGTAGTTTCGTGAAGATTTAATTGATTTTTGACCTCCACTATCAAAATTTTCACCTTTTGATTTATAGCCAGCGTTTATATTAGGCTTAGGATTTGTTTCATTAAAATTATATCCTTGTTTGTAATTAGCATACACTATTCTATTGCCAACTATTTCCTGTGCTTTAGCGCTTTTTGGAATAGCATCAAATGGTCTTAGTAATTGATTTTCTGGTAGTGCTGCGTGAACGTTATCTGATGTTATAACGTATTTACCTTTATGAGAAGAGTCTCCGTACGTGCCTTGCGCTGACCACTCTGGATCAGTATTTTTTATATTAGCAATTGAGTATATTACATTTGAATCTTCTTGCTTATATAGTATGTCTACTTGAACAACGTCTTCAGGAATATCACTAGAAACAAAATCACATAACTCAATAGAAGATATTGAATTAGTCATTGCCTTATTATACGGCTCGTCAGTAAAATAAGAGTTAGACTTGTTTACAAGGTCTGGATATTTTGCGCTAAATACTACATCTGTAAATGGACCGAATGCAGAATACTCACCATCTACATATTTATATCTATAACAAAACCTAGGAAATACTTTTTCAAAAACTGGTGTTTGACCGCTTGATAGTAAGTTTATTTTAAATGTAGGTGCGCTACTAGGTTTTATTTTAATTACAGAAACGTGCTTTTCTTCTAAATCAATGTTTGTAAGTTCTCCATCAACACGTAATTTTGCGTGAAGCTGTGAAGGGTGAATTAATGGAGTATTTGGATTTGTCTGATGAGATTTTGATATATTTATTTTCTTTGGCTCATTATTACCATCTGTCCAAAATAAAAAATCATCAATTATGTTTATACCCGTAATTTGACTTCCAGTAAAGTTTAAAAAAGAATTATTAATATCCACAGCCATACACTGTGTTTCATCTGTATTTTGATCATACTCTAATATCGCGTCTCTATCTTCACAATGAACAAACCAATATAGTTTATTAGTCTGCTCGTTCGAAATGCTACCTACGCAAATACAAGTGTCTACGACTTTATCATCTACTCTTGTGTTACCTAATATATTACGCGCAGTACCCGATCCACCGTTTTCAGCTGAAGTTACTTCAATATTCAACGCATCACGATACTGACCATTTGGAATCATTCTTTCATCAAGGTCTTTATTCATTTTACCTTGAGTGAAAGTGTTTTTAATTTCAGGCATGAATTAGTGTTTAATTATTTTAGATTGACCTCTAAGAATTTGAGTTAGTTCTTCTAGTTTAATATTCGATAGCCTTAGTTTGGCTTTTCTTACTGCGGCAAATTTATCTTTTTTATAATAAGCTAATCTACCAGCTCCAACGTTAGACCTAGCGCTCATTATATCACACAAAATATATTTGTAAATAGCGTCTTCGGCAAGTTTAGGCACTTGCATTTCAGCGTCTGTACCAAGTCCATCGCTTATATAGTCTAGTATCACAGTTTTTCCGTTAATATTAGAAGAAAAATGTATTCTACCTAATCGTTGATCTATATAAAAATCTCCGTTTACTTGAGCGTGCTCTGGATTTAAACCATATCTTTCAGGCCCATCTAAGTAAACATCTGGATATCTATAATCATCAATATCCACTGTAACACTGTCAGCTGTTTTAAAGTTAGTCCAGCTAGAGGAGTTTAAACCTGCCGTGTCAGCATGATTTAAAAAATCACTTCCTAAGGAATTAGTTACAGATAAATTATCTATAGTATTCTGAATATTAGTGCCTGCAACTGATCCAAGCGCATTAGATGTTATAAGAGCATACACAACGCTGTATTGAGAAACATCTATATTTTCTGCTGTTTGAGTATTCGATACACCATTCCATTCTAAAAACGCTATATCAAAAATATCTTCAGAAGCATTTGCAGATGGTGGTATTGGTGTTCCACCATTAAAACCAGGTGCACCAAGCGAGTTAACATTCATATCGCCTTGCTGTGTGCTTAATCCAAATCTTACAATACCAGCCACTTCGTCTCCAGTTACTGCGTTACCAACGCCGTCAGCTGATATTGTAATAAAATTAATACCAGTTACATCTATAGCTTGCCATACAGCAGGAGAAAAGTCAAAGCCTCCTTTGTGATTAAATTTTAAAACGCCATCTTCAACCTCCGCACTTTTAGGAGTATATGAGTATTCATTGAGTGAATCAGAAAAATCTGAATTTAATATTAAATTTTCATTAATAGGGAAATCATACTCTCCAGTACTAAGCTGCTTAATTTGAAAAGGGTTAGACGTATGTCTAGTAGAATACAACGGGTGCTTAATACCCACGCGGTCAACTCTAGATATTTTTGTGTAGTTTACATAGTCGTGAGGTAACACCATTACAAGACTTGGTGGCACTTCTATCTGCTGTGATTTTAAAGATTTAAAAGTGTCGAACGACAACTCAGCTAAAGCTCGTTGGGCATGAAACGCTATATCTACTCTTTTTGCTTTTGGTATAACCTTGTCTTCTCCAACATATATCATTTGGAACTGATTTATCACATCGTCTAATGATACAAATTGATAATTACCAAAGTCGTTACCTTGATAATATTCTTTGTGCGTAGTTCCGTTTAATAAACCCATTTAATTATGCTTTTTCTTGTTGAATAGTTGATACCTCTTTTTGACCGGCAACTTGTGATAGATTAAAATCTTTTATAGACACCCCAGCGTATTGTAGTATTTTTGTTACAAGATTTTTTTCTTCAGACGAGTGTAACTCAAAGTTACGCATGTCGCTTGCAGATGGATTCCATAACGCTTTTGAATCTACGACAATATATGTCCAGTTAGGCGAAATTGGTTTTCTTATGTAATCTATACGTGTGCTATCGTAATTAGAAACATAATCAGGTGATCCGTAAATGTGATTACTTGATCTATAAAACACAGGGCGGTTTACAGGTGGTGACATAAGTTTTGACATATGAAGCGTGTCATATTCTTTTTTACTAACTTCTTCGGCTGTATAAAAATTTCCAGTTGCAGTCTCTCTATATCTTACCGCCTCTAATCTATACACGTTTGTATTGATGTTTGCCGACTGTTGATTAACTACCCTGAACATAGATATTTTTTCTTCAACAATATCACGTAGATCTGAAGAAGCTGTTTTATTACCTACTGGTGCCCTTAAAAATTGATTGAGGTCATAAAAATATTGCTCAAATATTTCGTTTTGAGCCTGGTTGGCGAATAAGTTGTACTCCTGTGGAGTAATATAACCTCTTTGTTCCTTGTTAGCTAATGCTAAAACTGTTTGATATACTCTATCTACACTTACTGCCATAATTCGTTATTTATAGTTAGTGACCACCCCGAAGGGTGGCCGCCCAACTAAGTGATTATTAATTTAATCGTTTTTCTATATTGGAATAAACATCCATACCTTCATCAGTCTTGAACCAAGCGGCAAGGGCCGAGTAAGGGTGTTCATCAAAAGGAATTGTCATAAGTTTTCTATCGTTGTTAGCCCACAAAAAGTGACGCTGATCGTTAGATAGCTTTAATATCCCTAATTCCGTTGCTTTAATACCAAAGTTTCTTAGTACAACGTTTTCATCATTAACAAGTTCTAAGAACAACTCAGGATTTCTTTTAGCATATACTAATAAATCTCGTTTAAGCTCCTTAGAACTCATGTCTGACACTCTAGAGCCAACTTCTACTCTTAATACAGCTTCTGCCATATCAATATCAAGTGACTGAGCAGCGTTTAAAGCCTCAATTTCCATTTCAATACTTGCTACTTCATTTGAAGCAAGAGCTTCCGGCTTGTACTCGCGATATACTACGTCTTTATGAGGGTGGTATAAAGACAACATTTTTTGAAGAACTGTTTTTTCTTTTGGTACGTGAAGATAACCGCCTCTAAATATAATATGAGCTAACCTTTGATCACCTTGCATTTCATCAACAAAAGATGTTCTTTGATTTTCACAGTATTTAAGCTCTCTTTCGTAACCTTTTTCTTCATCAAACCAATAAACTCCTGAAGATTTTAAAGTATAACTTAAAGGCTTCATACCGTTGAGCCAGTAAATTCTATCTTTAATTTCCCATTTAGGTTTTTTTGGTTCTTGTTTTACCGCAGCTTTTTTAGGCTCTGGCTTTGGAGCTGGAGCTTCAGCAACTACAGTTTCTATTTGAGGTTCTTCTACAACCTCTTGTGTTTTCTTTTTTGCCATAATATAATATAATAAAAGTTAATATAAAACTACCCCACCCGAAGGTGAGGTAGTTTCGTCAAATATAGTTTACTTCATCAACATGAAGTTGTTCGCGCCTTGTACAACTAAACAACGCTCAGACAGATAGTGAATCTGCATAGCATCAAGATCAGAAGTAACAGCACCTACTGAACCAGTAGTCCAAGTCTTCATACGACGGTTGTCAGTAGCAGAAGCTCTGAAACGTACGTGTAAGAATGGACGCTTAAGGTTACGACCTAAAGCTTGGTCATATACAGTAGATACACCAGCAGGGATAATAACCCCACGAACAGCATCGCTAGTAGCTCTGTCATTAATAGAACCACGAGTTGCTTTATCGTTTAAGTAACGGAAGTCAGACTTGTAGAAGTCGTAAGATCCGCGACGGAAACCAGAGAAACCTAGGTTTAGAGCCATATCTTCAGAGTTATCAAATACTCCGTAAGAAGTACCGCCAGCACCGTAAGAATTCATTGAAGCAAGCATGTCATCAAATGCTAAAGATGTAGCACGGTTAAGGAATAACATATTTTCTTCAATAGCACCTTGTGAATCAAACTCAGCAAGAATAGCATCGAACTCAGCTAGATCAGTAGCAGCGTTAACACCGGTTACACCAGTAGTTACATTACCACGATCTTTAATAGCAGCGAATAAACCTTCAGTACCTGAAATAGTTCCTAACGCAGCGTAATCTGTATCGTTAGTACCTCCAGCATCCACGATGTGTGACGTAGCTGCTGTTTTCTCAGCTTCCATCATAGTCATCTCTAAGTAATCAGTAAAGCGTGAACGAGTTTCACCTTCAGCTTTTAGGTACCATAAGTAACCTGACTGACCAGCTTCACCTGAAATCTCTACCCAACCAATTTGAGAAGCGTCAGATCCAGAGATCTCGTAAACGTCCTTCATAATAATTGGCTTGTTAGTAAATGACTTGTGAGTTGGCTTTACTGTTCTAGGAGAGCCAGTGCCAGATCCGTAAGAACCTTGACCAGTTACACCCTTCTTAAACTCAGAACCGATAACAAGTAATGTAGCAGCAGTAGCACTACCTGTAGCAACAGCTGTATCGTCATCAAAGTTCTCAACGCTATATGGTTGAGCTGTAATAGCTACACCATCAACTTTTGTTACGTGAGCTCTAATTACTTTACCAGCTACAGCAACAAGTACGATATCGTTCATACGAACACCGTGATTTGCGTCTACGTAATCTGGAGCAGAGCCTGAATTACCATCAATGTCAGAAGTTACAGTGAATACAGAAGTTCCTGTATTTAAAGTACCTAACACAGAGATGTGTAAACGAGACTGCTCAGACCAGATAACTTGGTCAGCTGTCATTGATTCTTCAGCACCAACTTGTGCTAGGAAACCTGAGATAGTACGTGGACCGAAAACTTCTGCTTCAGCCTCCATAAGATCTGGAAGGTATTGTTGAGCCCAACCTTTCGTGTCAGCGCTCGTAAAATCGATGTAGTTTGAATCAAGCGTTTGCTTCTGTGAAGCTGGTACGCTGTTCAAATTTCCACCTGGATTTGAAATTGCCATTTTTTCTTAATTTTTATTTTTTAATTTTAAATTTAAAAGAAGCAGAATCATCACCTAACGCACGAACTTTAATACCGCCAACCTCTGTTTCATTATGAGAACCTCTTGGATCCATATCAATATTCTTGGATCTTTTAACGTTTTCTTTGATAGCGTCGGCTTTACCTTGTTCGTAAAAATGTTGAGCGATCGCGTCAGCGTTCATAGCAGTGTACAGTCCTTTGTGATAACCTTTAGCGTCTTTCATAGTATTATTTTCGTCTAAAAACTTTTTAACGAAATTGTTTATGTCGCTTTGTGTATCTTTAACTGAATTAGCATCTTTGACATTAAACCTGTAAACTTTTTCTCCGACGTTATATTCAAAACCTTTGAACTTATCGTTGAACAGTCTTGCAGTGTTTTGATCAAAAACCTCTTTCTGCTTTTTGCTTACGCGTTGAACTTGCTCTGTTTCTTTATTGTATCTGTTGAAAAAATCCATAGCTTTTTGCTGCTCAGGTGTGAGCTTGCTACCAGCTTTGATTTCTTCATAATATTTAGACTTTTGCCCGTCTAAGTAGGTCTTAGCCTCGGCAACTTGCTCTTTGAGTGCTAATTTTTTTCTTTTAATATCTTTTTCGTCATCATATTCTTCGTCAAAAGAAAATCGATCTTCAATTAAAAAATCAATTTCATCAGAAGCTAGATGAGGTTTTGTTCTTTTATAGTATTCACGTAAAGCTTCTTGATCGCCTATATCTGCAGTGTCTCTGTTTAGCTTAACGTAATCTTCTAAATCTCCACCTGTTTCTTCCATGAAGTTTAATAACTTCTGAATATTCTCTGGTATTTCTTTTCCTGAAGTTTCATTTTCGTCAAGAGCTTCTGCTACTTGTTCTTCTGTAACAGTTTCCTCATCGGTAATTTCCTCAAGGGCTGGTACCTCTGTATCAACGACTTCTTCTTTTGTACTTTCTTCAACAACTTCTTCGAGATCTGCTTGATCTTCATTTACTGTTTCTGTTTCTGTTTCTTCTACTTCTTGCGCAGGTTTACTTAAATCTACTTTAATGACGGTGTCGTCATTTTTGCTTTCAAATTTATCTACGTCCACCTCAGATGTAGTTTCTTGAGTAACCTCCTCTACTTCAGGAGCTGTGTTTTCGACCTCGTTGATTACCTCTTCAAGATCTGTTTGATTATTGTTTTCCATAATATAAAATATAAATTGTTATTTAGGTCCAAAAGCTTCTAAACTAAACCCTTCTCCCATAGTATCATTACCTGCTGACTCAAAGTTTTTAGCAGGTCTACCTGATTTTCTTTGGTCAATAAGTTCACTTTGTTGAGTTGCTTGTATTTTAGTTCTTTCGTCCTTTCTATCTTCTTTTTGCTTTTCACGCGATTTGAGATTTTCAGTTTCAGTGCCTTTTAACTGCATGTTATAGTTAAACTCTAGTTCCATGAGTTGTTTTTTAGCCTCCATCTCTTGCATTAGCCTTTGGTTTTCAAACTGCGCTTTTGCTTGTTCAACTTGTATTAACGCTTGAGCTTTAGCTTGTTCTTTCTGAGCATCTATTTGTGCGGCTTGTTGAGCCGCTTGAGCGTTAGCTTGAGTTTGAGCTTGAATATTTTGCTGCTGAGCTTGTCTTTCAGAAGCCATCTTTCTTTTTCTACGTATCTTTAAAAGCTGATTAGCTAACCTTACGCTTTTAATTTCTCGTAAATCTATAGCATCTTCAAGATCAATATTTTTTTGCTGCAACGCCATTTGTATATTATTTTCTAGCATACCTTTTTCTTCTTCGTCTGGTGCTAGATCAATAAATATACCAAAGTCGTATAAGTACAACTCCGACATTTCTTTTAACGTTGCGACGTTATGAGCGCCAATAGCTTGTATAAAAGCTTCTTTTGTTGGAGAATATTCTAATATATCAGATATTCTAAGAGATAATTTTTCAGCTATTTCTGCTGTTAAAAATAATCCAGAGTTAAGTATATGTCTTGTGGCTGTATTTGAGTTTGCCGCCGCTAGCTTTTGAACTCCTACTAAAGCGTTTGTATCTGGCATGCTACCGTCTCTAGCTTCGTTAAGACCTGTTACGTCACGGATCATTTGTACGTAATAGTTGTAAGTTTGTATTAACGACTGCAACTTACCTCCTTTGCTGCTAGAGTTTATTTCTTGTATTGGTACTTTACCAGGATTCATATCTCCTTCAGAAGTAAAGCTTCTACCTATAACACTACCAGTTTGGAAGAACATATTAAGCGCTTCTTGTGGATTATAATTAGTACCGTTACCTAAATCTATTTCAGCAAGTCCATCAGCATCAAGATAAACACCGTCTGGTACCATCTTAGCCATAACTTGCTGTAATTTTAAATGTGTTAGCTGTATCATATCAGCAAACCCAGTAATTCTACCAACTAAACTTTCAATACGACCATTGTACATACGAGGAGCTACAATGCTATAGTTCATTTTAACTTTATTAAAATCACTTTTTTCACGCATCATGTTTTTACACATACCCCACTTTAGTAGTTTTCTACAACCTGGTATGTAAACACCTTCATATAATACTTCAATTTTTTTAGCAGCTTTAGTAAAATTACCAGTTTTATCGACCGGTGGATTAAACTGATCTGTTTTTCTTATAGCCTTTTGCCCGCCTGATCCTGTTGTTTTAATTTTAAAAACATCGCTATTGTATGTTTTATAATTAAAATAAACAACCTGCACCCTGTTTCTGTCTTGCCTTTTTCTTGCGTATCTTTGGCTTGATACTTGGGTTTTTACATAAGGAGTATCAAGTATTGATTTAATATCTTCGTCTGTTAAATTTGGAAACTCTCTTACTAATTCGTTTATGCTTATATCTTTGACTTCGCCAACGTAGTATATATCGTCAAAATATGGAGAATCAGAGTGAGAGTAAATCAAATCAGCTGGATCTACGTATTTAACAACAGCGCCTTCGCTATGGTTGTAATCTGTTTTAACTGCAGCAATACCAAGCGTTGTAATATCGTAGTAAAGTCTTTTTTGAATTAAATCGTAATTACTACCTTTAAGTAAAGTTCTTATAGCTTGTTCTTCTGCTAACTCAACACTTTGCTTGTACGTAAGCTGCATATGAATACCAAGTTCTTCATCAGTTTGAGGAAGTTCTTTAATGTCGCTTTTACTTGTATCTACACCAAACTCTTTTTTAGCTTCTTCATTAAATTCCTTCATTCGCATGTCAGCAAGTATATTTTCCATATACTCAGTGCGTTTTTGAACTCCATTAGGAGATTGAGAGTACGCTTTTACATCGTACAATCTTTCTGATATACCATTTACAACTATATCTACAAATTTAGAAATAATTGGAACTGGCTTCCAGTCTAAATTAAGATAAGATAAGTCACCGTTAATAGATAACTCATCTTTATACTTTTGCACTGGTTGTTCTCCTCTTGCATAAAGCCTTAGTCTATGAAAATTATTTACATTACTTACATACTTATAAAGACTTGCTTCGTTATTAAACCACTCAGAGTTTATAGCTTCAGCAACTTTTTGACCGTACTCCATAGAGTCTTTTTCAAGGTCGCTTACATCTTGTCTAGGAAAATTAACATATACTGACTCAGCCATGTTTATTTGATTATTTGAGAATTAATACCCTCATTGTTATATTTAGATATTGTTAAGTTTAAAGGTGTTTTCTTTCGCTCGGCGTGTGGTGCATATAAATGCCTATTGCAAGCCATGATGGCTAAACCAGAGCTTATAGATGCGTCATGCTTAGTTCTTTTGTTTATATCAAACTTAGCCCAATCATTTAGTAGCTCGTTGAAATACACGGTCCCGTAGTTACCGTCACCTATGTGACCAACGTGATCGTTAATGTACATTTCAATAGCTGCGGCGTGAGCTTGTTTAATATCTTCACTTGAGTTTGGTATACCACCAACTTCTTTTTCAGCGGTTGATAGTTTATTCCATGATTTATCAGGTCTGTTCATACTGTACCCTCTATAGCCTCTACGGCGCAAGTAGTACAGTAACCTTGGTTTATTGTTCTCCGCAAGCAAAGGCATTCCGTAAAATACTAATGCCATTAAAACGTCCTCAAAGAACATCTCTGCGGTTTGTGGTCTTGCTATGTATTCCAGGAAGAACGAACTCGGTGGCGCGTCTTCCATAGAAAATCTTGTAAGTCCGTGTAAAGCTCCTTTAGAACCGCGACCATCAACTGTACCACTGATATCGTAACTATCGCAACCAAAGGCGCCAACGTGATCGTTACCGGGATATTTAATTCCATTTTTAATTATCTGTCTATTCTGTAAGTGAGCTGGAGGCACCCAGCTTACTTTAAATCTTCCTGTTGGATCAGGATTAAAAACTACTTGCGTATCTTTAACGCCTTTGACCCAACCAAAGCTACCGATAGTATAAGGAGCATTATGTCTGCTTCCTTCATTATAATCTATTTGTTCGTATATTTTAATTAAGTTAAATATACTATTTTTAGTTTCATCTCTAAACGCGTGCTCTTCAGTGCGAGGAAACTGTCTATAAAACTCGTTTAAAGCATCTTGATCATCTTTCAAACCATCAGCTTCGTTTTCCCAGTTTTCTACAACACCTATATCTATTAATTCACCGTCTGGTCCCAGTCGTTCATCATCACTTCTACTATCAAAGACTGGAAGTCCGTACTCGTCAATAAATCCTTCATAGTTCCATTCCATTGGGACAAAGAGAGAATAAAGCCCAGACTTTGTCTGTCCATTACGATTTCGCCTTGTGACGTCAGAATCATTGTATAGTTTTTTAAAGTTATCTCCACCTTTGTCAAGAGCATTGCTAGTTGAACCCATCATGCACTTACCGACGATTCTACTACCTAACCTTAGACAGGTTTTAGTAACTCGCCAGTTGTTTAATATGTTATCAGGTCTCTCCCACTTACCGCTCTCATCATGTACTAGTAGGTTTAGTTTTTCACCGTCATAGCTATTGTCGCCTGTATTTTTCCAATCAATCGTAGTGTCAAGACCTACTATTTCTTCAAGCTGCTCGTTACTCTGTATTTTTTTACGGGTAAACTTACTAGCTGGAACTCTATATGCAAGTTCAGACTTTGGACGATCCATACCGTCTTGTATGGGTTTAAAAAAGAAAGGATAGTTTATTGATATAGGTACTACTTTATCAGTAAACATTTTCTTCGCATCGGCACCAGACTTAGAGAGTATCCCATATCTACTATCACTCGATATAGTGGCTAAGTTAACTGTTTCAGCTGATGACATAAACGAGAAACCTGAACGACGGTTTTTAAGGTAGCACATCCCATAGCATCTCTTGTCAGCTTTACAGGCTTCCCAAAATATAAAAAATAGTCTGTTTGCCTCTCTAAAGTCTGGAGCTCCAACGTCAATTTTGCTCCATTGCAAGTACATATAATGTGTACCTGTTATGTATGTTGGTACACCTTTATTAATAAACCAAAAGCCTTCGTCTCTACGTTTAAACTCTTCGTCAATATAATCGTACCACTTTTCTTTTTGTTCGTCTGGATAATCTCTCCAGTCGAATATACTTTTTATTCGCTTAAGCTCTTTTGGATACTCAGCTCTTACCCATTTTTGCTTTGCATGTTTAAACACACTCCCTGGCACTCTTGGCAACGCCACGCGCAAACCTTGGATTTCAAGTATGTCACCAATTTGGCCATTTTTTGATATAA